TACCGGACGAAGTAGATGACATGCGTTTCGCCATCCTGGATAATTCTGATCCTTCAGACCCTGATTATCACTACATTCCTCTGATCTTCCTGGAGAGCTTCAATAGCCCAGCCCTGGTACTACAAGTAGGAGAACACAGGATCAAGATGCCCATCGATTGGCAGATCTTGATCGGAGAGCCCGACCTCGGAGACCTAGAAATGCTGCCATTGACATCGATCAACGATCGCGGGTTCAAAGCCTTCCAGTTCAACCCACTCACATCGTTCCGTCCCAGTTTTCTGGACATAGAGATAGTGGACGTGTATCATGATGTGGCATGGTATGCTCCCAAGCTCAAAAACGGGCAGATGTTGTGTGTGCCGCTGGATGACAGCGAAGAACCCGACTGTGTGTATTTCGTCAAGGACATCAGCCGTAATTGCGAAGTGGTAGACTACAATCGAGCCTGGTGATGGACAAACTGCATATCAAGAATGAAATGATCCAACTGGATCGCAAGAACCGTGAATTCTATGAAGAGCTCACAGACGAGGAACGCAAGAAGTTCAGTCTCTATCTCATGATCCGATGGAGTTCCACGGTGGCCGCTGATTCTCAGACTCAGGCATATTATGTGCAGAGTTGTAATCATTATCTCAACCGGCAGTTCTTCGCGATCAACCGTCATCCCAAATTGCAATGGCTCTGTGCCACGGCAGTGAGTCCTGCTATAGGTTGTTTTGATCATCACTATATCAAACCCAAGAAAAAAGAAACAGGATCTAACGACTCAAAGAAACAGCTCTTAGAACTGTTTCCTAACATGAAACTCGCGGACATAGAAACCTTGGCCGCGATCACTGACAAGAAAGAAATCAAGGAGTATCTGCGTGAGCGAGGCCGCGACGGCAAAGACTGAATATCATTGCCAGTATTGCGAAAAAACATTCCAGAGAGAGTCCAGTCTCGCTGTGCATGTGTGCGAACAAAAAAAACGCTACCAGAGCCGTGACGAACAAGGAACGAGATTAGGCCTGCAGGCTTATCTGCGATTCTATGAAGTCACGCAGGGATCTGCTAAACTCAAAACATTTGATGACTTTGCAAAAAGTCCTTATTACAAGGCTTTCGTGAAGTTTGGTCGACATTGTGTGGCCATCAATGCTGTGAATACTCCTAGATTCATAGACTGGGTAGTAGAAAAAAACAAAAAGATTGACCATTGGTGTCGCGATGCAATCTACACAGAATATCTGCACGATTATCTCCGTCGAGAAAACGTGAACGATGCTTTGGCTCGGGCCATAGAACAGAGCCTACGTTGGTCCGAACAGCATGGTAATCCTGCCCATGATTTCCTGCGGTACGGTAATTCCAATATGATATCTTATGCTATAACCACTGGTCGTGTCAGTGCTTGGATATTATATAACTGCGAGAGTGGTCAACGTTTCCTAGACGATCTCAATCAAGAACAGATTGGCATGGTGTGGTCTTGGATAGATCCTGAATTCTGGCAGCGTAAGTTCCGAGATTATCCAGCGGATCAAGAATATGCCCGAGAGATGTTGGCAAAGGCGGGCTGGTGATGATCAATAAGATAGTGGTGTTCGGTGCCAGTATAACCTCTAGTCCCTGGTGGACTTGGAAAGATTTTTTAGAAATGGAAAGCGGGCTTCCTGTGGTCGATCTTTCTCGTCGTGGAGCCGGCAATGAGTATATGACACATTCTTTGATGGACGCTGATATAGATAAGAATACATTGGTAGTTGGCATGCTCACTAATGTAGACAAATTTGATTGGTACGTGCAAGGTGATCAATTCCAAGAATTACAACAAGAAAAACATCGGCCTATCTCAATTGACAGCGACAGCGGATTTTGGTGTACTGGGTCGTGGTTTCCGAAGAAAAAAGAAATTTACAAAAAATTTTTTTACAATCTGGATTATTTTTGCACTCGCACTATACAACAGATATTGTTGATCCGGAAGATCTGCGAATCAAAAGGTTGTTCTAAAGAAATATTCTTTGATAGCCCTATCTGGACCTACACAGAAAAGCAATTGAATCTTTATGTTTCTGATGGTATTCCATTGGAAAAAATAGACATGCTGGATCTTCCTCTGTCGTCAAAATGGAAAAATCTATTAGACGAACAAGAGAGACATTTGGATATCTTCAGCATCATTGGTTATTGTATGAAAAAGGATCTGCCTTGGCACAATGCCTATTATCGGGCTCATCCTCCTAGTTCCAGCCATTGGCAGTATTATCTGGAAATTGTAAAACCCAGGATCGAGCCATATGTGAATCTTTCTCCTCAGTCTGAAATAATTTCAAAAATACAACAGATGGATCGTGTATGGAAAGAAAGTTGATCAATTTTTGTTATAAAACTTTAGGGCACAGTCACGAGATAGTGGATGCACTGTACGGATTCTATCAGAGCCAAGATCTCAGCAATCAATCCTGGATAGATATCAAGTGTTCTCGGTCGTTTGACTCCAGCGCCGCACTCAACATCTATCTAGATTACATGCCCGAACATGATATTGATTTGTCAGAATATGATGCAGTGATCTATTCCAACGGTTGTGAGCCGTTGATAGTTAGTACACAAATCATGCATGACAGTTTGGTGTCAGGCGATGCGTATCTGGCTTGCAATTCATATCTTTCGCCAGATCATCCTTTAGCAGATCGTGTGATATGGTTTCCAGCCAATATACTGGTATTGAGAGATCTTTGGTGCAGGCATTTTACATCGGCATTCTATCAAGCACATACTTTCAAAGCAGATATCAAACGCGATCGAGATCTATTGTTGATCAATGGAAGATTAGACAGTTGGCGACATCATCTTTCGATCAAGATCCAACAATCATGTCCTAGGATTCCGCAGAAAAGTTCCGTAAGCAAATCTATTCACGAAACCAATGATTCTTTTTTTGAATCTTCAGAAGATTCAAAATTTAGAGATACTGTAAATGATCTTTATGCGCAGGAAATAATACGCAATCAGCCTTCATTGATAAAGTATGTGAGTTGTGGTATAGATGATAAATTTGGGCGTTGGCCTCAAGGTTATTTCCTTATGCCCGAATATTTTTCTTACCGGTGTGTGATATTTCCGGAATCTACCTGGCAGAATGACGAAGTAGCCATCACCGAAAAAATATTGAAATGTGCTTTTGCTGGTTGTTTTCCGTGGCCAGTAGGCGGCAGTAATATCAACCGGATGTACAACGAGATTGGGTTTTATACTGCATGGAACCTTTTACCTGAGCAACTCAAAGCGTTTGATTCTGAAAAGGATCATATGGCCCGATATGATCTTATGGTCAATGCTATGGCATGGTTATCAGAAAATACTCATGTGATGGTCGATCAATCTGCACAAAATATGTTACAATCAAATCTAGTAAACTTCTTGTCAGGCAGCCCAGAGGTTATTGGAGTAAAAAAGTTTGATAAGATCATAAGACGATTACTGGAAAACAAATGAGTGCAGACATAGACATTGACCTAGCAGATCGTAACAAGATTCTGGAATTGATTTGCACCGTCCCTGCCAGACAAGAAAACAATGATCAGACACGCCGGCACAATTCAGGAGTATACGTTACTGACATACCTTATGATCCTGTCAATGATTGTGCCAGCATCGATTATCGAATAGCCGAAGATCGTGGCTATTTCAAGATCGATCTGCTCAACATGTCAGTGTATCAACTAATCAAAGATACGGCACATTATGAAGAAATGTTGACAAGACCTGTACCGTGGTCGAGATTGCTTGAAAGAGATTTCTGTGAAAAGATCGTACATATTGGAAATCATTATGATCTAATCTGTAATCTAAAACCAGACAGCATCTCCAGGATGGCCATGTTCCTGGCAGTGATACGTCCAGCAAAAAGATATCTAACTGATAAAAGCTGGCCCGACATAGCTCAAGAGATCTGGACTCGTCCTGCAGACGACAGTTATTTTTTCAAGAAAAGTCACGCCGTGGGTTACGCCCAACTAGTAGCTTTACATATGAATCTAATCGATTCTGCGGACCAGGGTGATTGACTTTCGCTTGCTTTTCTTGCGGGCAAGATCCGCGAGGCTGGTACAAGGTCCATGCAGGATCTCTAGATCCTTGTTGACGAAAGTACGCAGATAAGGACGGAATGGATCCCATTCTGCCTTGAGAAATATGTTGATGGGTATGCTCCTGTTACTTTCCCACCACCATACATTGGCTAGCTCTAGAAACAAGCGTTTCATATCCGCGTCCTGTATGTTACCAAAGTCGTAGATAGTGGTCACGGCTTCGTCGCGATTCTGTACCACGCCTATGTATTCGTTACCAGCATAAGCGCAGAAGGTTATGAAAGGATAGCGCTCGGCTATTTTAGCGAAGATCTCAGAGCCCATAAATATCGTTGGGAATTATCGGAATGTATTCAACCACTGCCTATTTATATCAGCAAAAACAACAGGTCATTTTGATCGACACCAGTGGTGCATACTTCCAACGGAGGTGGCAACCAGTGTACGCAAAAAATCTAAAGATAAATCGTGGCGTGGACAACGTCATATTGTTCGAATTCGTGAACCAAGATCAGAAGCCCGTGAACATCTCCGGGTCCACCATCACGTTCCGATTGATATCAACCAATGGTGATATCTTGTTACTGACCAAAGATCTAGTGATCTTGAATGCGCAGTTCGGCCGTGCCAAAGTCACACTACTCAGCACAGATCTTGATAACATCGATGCCCAGCCTGCCGGATGGAGCCTAGAACGCCTTAGTGGTAATCTAGCCGAAGCTGTGTTCACAGATGACTATGCTGGTGGCCGCGGTATGTGCGACATCGTGGACTCGGTATATCCTGATTTCGTGCCTTCAGAGATCATGAACATACCCACCAATCCTGAGATCAGCCAAGATAATCCCAACCGCAATCATACAGGATTTGTTTATGTGCAAGGGCGTGATCTGGTCACGTTCCAGTTTAGCTTTGACAACTTCTCTGGCAATGTCAAACCTCAGGGTAGCGAAACTCAGCTGGGTCCTTGGTACGACATAGGTGAACAGCGTCAATTCATCAATCAAGCGGATAGAGTGTATTGGAACGTGCCAGGTTATCACAACTATGTGCGGTTTGAGATAAATCAATATGGCTACAAAGCCAAGGCCGGAAATGCCGTGGTCAGCGGTGGTTCAGTCACAAACGTAGATATGAACAATCAAGGAAGCCAATGGATATCTACTCCTTTCCCTAACATAGATTTCATAGGTGAGGGTACTGGTGCCGAGGGTTATGCCGTGGCATCCGGAGGTGACGTCACTGGCATAGTGGTCACTGAAGGCGGCGAAGGTTATGTCAACAACCCCAACGTGAAGATCAACAACGGATTCATCACCAGCATCGATTATAGATGAAGATCAATAAGGTAGTGGCATTTGGCTGTAGCTGGACCTATGGCGATGAACTCGTCGCCCCGGAGTTCCGCGACCTTTCCGAATCGGAGTTCCGCGATCACTATGATCAAAATCGGCCCTATAGATTGGCCAACTGTTATGCGGGACTGGTAGCCAAACATTACGGGCTCGAACTAGATAACATGGCCTTTCCAGGATCCAGCCTGGAAAGCATGCGCTGGAATCTCATGTGGTATCTGCGTAACAATCAGAGCAGAGATGATGTGATATTCCTTGTAGGCCACACAGATGCCACACGGCAGAGCTGGTACAATCCGCAGCACGAGATCAGCA